TTACGGTTCTGCTTTTCAGCCTGCATGAAGATGCCAGTGATAAAGTGGTTCTTACCACCCTTACCATCAGCTTCTACCAAGTATTGAACGTCTTGTATTTCTTCTCTAATAAGTTTCATTTGTTTACCCTATAGATGTATTTATATGTTTCTAGTTCCAATGGAATGTAAATCTCGCATGATAGGACTATCCATAAATCTTTTGCCGGCATTCTTAATACCAGTACCAACAGCTTTAATTCCCTGTTTAACTCTGTGGATTCTGTATGCCTTTTTAATTTTAGCAACAGCACCTTTTCTTCCACGTCTTTCTAGTTCTGTTGCTCTACCTAAAGCCGCTCCATATCTGTCTGAAGTAGCATTGCCACCACTTCTAGCTTTCAACATTTTTAAACCTTGCTGAGCCAATCTCTTTCTGCGAGATGTTTGAACTTCATCTGATGATATCTTTACCTCTGGTGCCTGTGTCTCTGGTGTATCTTGTCCTGATGATAGTTGTGGTTTAGGTTTCATCTGCGCTTTTCTTGCAGCAAGATAATCTTTATTCAACGTTCTTCTACCAACATCTAACATACCAAGACCTTTTCTCATAGTTCTTAGTTTTTCAGCATCTTGTTTTCTTTCAGCCGAACCAGGAACTTCTCCTGGTGCTCTCATCTCATCGATGGTCTCTTCAGCTACTTTTTTTTTTAATCTGCCTTCTAGTCTTTTCTTCTTTTCTGCCTGACCTAGATCATAAGCAGAAAGACCAAGACCACCTTGTTCTTTTGGAGCAGATGCTTTAACGTATCCAGCTTTCTTTCTAGCTTCAACTTCTTTGGGGGACAAACCACCCAAGGCTTCACTCATACTAGAAGCAAACATGCGCTTCATTTCATACATCTTACGCTCTCTGATTTCAGCTAGTTTAGCCTCAACCATATCATTGGCTTCAAGCATGTTATTAGAAACGATGGATTCGATTAGTTGTCTTGACATTTTACAATCCGTTGTTAAAGGCTAAAGGATCTCTTGCTTGACCTTGATCGTAGTCACGACCATCTTTCTTTAGATCAATAAAGAGTGTCCATGTGTCTGTAGCGCCTGCTGTAGAAGAGAATACAATGTCTCCTGTGCAGTTAGCTTGATCTGGAATTTCAATTGTTCCTTGTGTGCTACTGGCATCAAAGTTGTAATCAAATGAACCTGTGCCAAATGTAACAATAGCACTATTAGAATTACCGCCCCACTGTAATGTAACAGCCTTAGCAGCAGTCATTTGACCTTGACCCCAAACACGCTTGATAGCAACTCTATTGAGGCGTTTAGGATTAGTTGAACTGACCTGACCAGTAGCATTGATAGCATATGCTAGATTAGATGCTTTGATAAGAGATACGTTAGCATCAGTTCCACCAACACCAACGACCTTAATAACTGTATGTCTATTGGTATCGACCAATGTTTGAGTTGTTAATACTGTCGCCATCTATTATGCCTTTATTGAAAAGTTTAGTAGTTTCTTGAAAGAGTCGAGGTCTTCGTTCAACATACTTTCAACAATCTTCTTGTTCTTAGTATTGACGGACTCATAAACTCTTATAATCTTTTTTGCCATACTATTATTTAGGGTAACTGTTCTTCCGTTTATAGAAAGATCCATATTATCAACACCCTCATTGATCATATTCTGAATGTCAGAGATTTTGTTTTCAGCAACTTGTCTCTTAGACGAAGGACTAAACTCTTTGCTTAGTGAAGCCTTATAACGTGACTGGAAAGTATCATCAGTAGATTTTGCTGACTTCCATGAACTTGTTGTTTTTGCTGATGACTTGTCTCTTATCAATTCTCCTTTGTGCGGTTCAAACATTGGTGAACCTTTATCTTCACTACCTTTAGATGCATTAGCAGCGGCAGATCCTGCCGCTGCTCCAGCTGCCGCTGATGTTGCTAGACGACCCAATCCTTTTATTGCAGCCTTACCACCTCTCAGTATTGCTCTACCACCTCTGGCGACAATAGGTGCAGCCGCTTGTGCTCCTCTAACAATCATAGGTCCTGCCGCTCTCAATGCTCCCATCACTAAAGGATTTTCATCAATTCTCTCTTGTCTCTTTTCATTAAGTTTTTGTCTAAATGATTCCTCACAGTTCCACTTACGCAATGCTTTATTGATACGTGAATCTGGATCTCTTGCTGTCTTAGCAGAGGTTAATCTTTTTTTCATTCCGCCCATACGAGCACAGAATGACTTACGACGATTGGCAGCTTTACTACCCTTCTTTAGTTTTGAAGGCTTAGTAGTAACGGCAGTCTGTAACTTTGAACCTGGATTCTCACGGCGATACCTCATGACACCAGCTTTAGTTAGACCACCTTCAGGATTCTTATACTTTGCGTCTGACCAATCTTCTTCCATGTTATTCTCTTTTGCTTTGTTATATGCTTTCTTGGCACCTTTGTAAGCACCGATTGCACCACCAGCTAATGTTCCAGCAGCCGCTCCAGGACCTCCTGCTACAGCCGCACCAAAAACATGTCCCTTGAAAGCGCCTTTTGCTGCTCCTTTGAGACCGCCTTTGATTGCTTCTAATCCAGCACCTTCGTCAAGAACAACAGCTTCACTCAAATTGAGATTGCCATCTGGACCAAATGGTATTGACAAATATTTATTGACCAATTTAGAATAGTAAAGCGCAACAACCTGTTTACCAGGATACTGTCTGTATGCCACTCTTCTAAACATAAGCATTGTTGGCATAACGCTTGGTGATGGTACTGCTTTATCGGCAGCCTTCATTACTGCATTTTCACGACCTTCAAGCATAAGTTCGTCTGGCGCATCATGCTCCAAAACTGTGTTATCATATTCTTCACGAATTTGCTTGATGGTCTTCATTGTCTAATCCTTACTGTGCAAAATATTCCGAAGCAATGATTTTCTTACGCTCTTCCAACTTTTCCATAGCTTTCTCTTGTAGTGCAAGCATGAGATTATCTTTCATTTCTGGAAGATTATCTTCAAGGATGCAATCAAGAGCTTCGTTGATAAGTTCTTTATTGTCCATTTTAGTTTCCTCTTTTACTGTTTTAGGTTCTTCTTTTTTCTTACCACTCTCTATAAACTTTTTGATTATTGCACGGTTTAAAGTTTTACTTGGTGCTTCACCACGAAAGAAACGAGCATTAGAAACTTTGCCTACTAACTCTGCGGATATTTCAAAGATACCACGTTCTGCTGCGGCTGTCATATCAGCAGGTACTTTTCCTCTTTCGGATAAAGCTCGTTCTTCCATCTCGTTCTTTCTAATAGCTCTAATCGGTCCTGATACACCTTCGTAACCTGACATACCACCTTTGTTATCATACTCACCTAGTTCATTTAACTTTTTTTCTACTAGTTCGCTATTGCTATGTTTCTTGTTAGTAGGATTAAATTCATTGAATCCTAAACTGTTATGTAACTTGCTGTGTATCTTTTTTATAAAGTCTAGTCTAGCACCATTAAGTGGATCATATGCCAGAGCATTTGTAGATACATATCCATTATCATCATCGATAGCAGGTGTTCCAGTTCTAAATCCTAATCCGCCCATACCAGTAGTAGTTGTTTCTTCTTTTACAACTTTTGTCTTTTCCATCTTATCTAGTTTGTCATAGTAATCAGGACGTTCACCAAGATGGTCTCTTGCAATCTCGTTTGCTTGTCTTGTGCTCTTGGTATGTTCTTTCTCTACCTTGACACCAGCAGCAATCTTTTTTGTTACTACTGCTAAAGGTAGATTAAACTTATCAGCAATCTCTTTTGCTGTTAAAGTTTTAACACTGGCAAGACCTTTAGACAAATCTTAATCCTTATTTATGTATGGTAGCAATATACCATTTTCATTTAGATGTGTAACAGTACCAGACCGATCAGCATAACGACCATTGCCGATATACACTAGACCAATATCTTTGGCTTCTTCTGCCACAGTCTTTTTCTTTGCAGGCTTCTTTGCTTCGGGTTTCTTAGGAGCACCTTTGCTTGCCTTAATTCTTTCTAGCTCAATCTTCTTATCCATGATTTTGTTTTCATGGCTCTGATTGGCTTTTTCTGTTTTACCTTGACCCTGATCCGGACCAGTAATCTTGTCAACTTCTTTTTGTGTTACAGCCTGAGCAATTTGCTGTTGAGCACCAAATGCAATTTGATTTTGCATATCTTGTTGCTGTTGAACGGCTTGCGCTTCTTGATCGGCAGCCATTTGCTGGGCTTGAGCCTGAGCCATAACAGCGTTCTCTTGCTCCATCTGTGCGTTGATCTCTTCCATATCTTCTTCGGTTTGCTGTAGAATGTTCTTACGAACCCACTCTACTGAATAATACTTACCGACATATGGATCAACTTTAGTTAGAACATCAAGACGCATTGATAATAGTTCGGCGTCTTTTAGTTCGTCAAAGTTATTATCTTTCTTATAATCGTACCAGATATCTTCTTTGAACTCTTTCCACTCTTCTTCGGTACATACATTTTTGAGAATGAGTTGAACACGAAGAAGATCATCAAAGAGTGTAGAAAACTTATTGCGTAGTCTCTGGACAAACTTAGTAAATTTTAATTCGTCTCTTGTAATCTCGGTTGTTCTACCAAGAGAGAAACCTTGTTGTGGCTCTAGACGACCAATAGGAACATTGAGTGAGCGATATAGTTTACTCTGGAAATACTTAACGTCTTCCATTTCACCTAGGTTACGAGCACCTTCTAGAGTAGAGATTTCAGTTCCCTTAGAACCTTCACGGCGTGGCAGCCAGAAATCTTCTAGCATTGATAGATGTTTGCGGTCGTCTTTGATTTCACCAGTATTGGAATCGTAAACTAACTTGTTACGATACTTAACCATGATATCACGAACATATTGTTCCGCTTTAACTGTTGGCATGTTACCAACGTCGATATAGAAAACTCTACGCTCAGGAGCACGGCTTAAACGATAGATAACAGTAGCGTCCTCTACCATGCGTAGATTGTTAAAAGGCTTAATTGCTTTATGCAAATAAGAAAGCACCATGGTTTGTTTTGGATCCATGATACCTGAGTTTACGTTAACGATTGAATCGGTAGCAATCTTAGCACCAAGATTAGTTCCTGCGCCGATCATACCTTTCTCATTATAGAGATAGTATTCAATTGTCTTCTTGATTAGTTCGATGCCTGTCTGTGGATCACGCATCTTCTGGATCTCTCTAACCTTACGAATACGGCGAGGATCGATATACTTAATCTCTTGCACACCTAAAGCAGGGTTCAATTCATCAATAACGAGATGATAATACAATCTACCATCAATATACCAACGACGAAAGATGTCATGTCCCATGTTGCCAAAGTTCAACATCTTTAGTAGTAGGTTAAATTCGTCTTCAATTCTTTTCTTAATAGCAGGTGGAGATTTAACATCATCCATATTGATTTCAACGGATGTGCCAGAGTCCTCTATAACGATAGCTTCATTGACGATTTCATCAATAGCTGTTTCCATTTCAGGTTGAATGGATAACTCACGATACTTTGTGATTAACTGTGTTTCATTTCTAAACGTACCATCGAGATCAACATATGTACCATAATAGCCTGCACCTGCAACCGTAACAGCACCATCGTCTGTCTGCGGAATAGCAAATGTCTTCTGTGTTGGTTGACCAAACTGATCTGGTTTTTTATCCTGATCGTCGGCACCTATCTGAAAGCCAAATAAACGAATGGTCGTTACTCCTTGAACATGATGAAATTCCCATGGGACCGAAGCCCCATGGAATGTCTAGTATTTAGTCTAGCTATTAAGCGCCAGAAATATCTGTAGAACCGTCGAGAGCTTCCCACCATTGATAGGCAAGTGTCACGCCGTATTCTTCGATCTGATCACCTAATCCCCAATCAAGATCAATCGGAGCAACGTCAATTGGAAAAGCGCCAACAATCTTGTATTGTTTGATTACTGGACCAGCTTTACTGAATTGTGTTACTAGTGCATCCGACTGATATGAAAACGCTGCAAGAGCCTGTGGAGCACGAAGATTAGAAACGTGACCGTTGATAAGGTTCAACCATGTCTCTAGGTTTCTACGTGCAATAAAGTTTTCATCGTTGATGATTGTGAATGACCAATCTGGGAATGTTCTTGTACCAGCGATCTTGATTGTTCTTCCAAAGTATGGAACCTCAATCTGAGATACACCATCACCAGGAAGTGAGGTTGCCCTCACTCTGAAGATGATGTCGGTTGTCAATGGTGCTGCGCCCAAAATTGGTGGTAGACTCATAACAACCTCAAATAAACTTGGACGAGCGCCGTCGTTTACTAGTGTTGCTCTGAATTGATTGACATTAAAAGCCATTTGAGTTTTCTCCTTTTCCTTTATTTATTAGAATTTG